AGACCTTGCGGGACGAGGCGGAAGGCGAGCGGCAGGCACGGCGCCTTTCGACGCTGATCCGCTCGATCGAGAAGTTGCACGAAATCGAACAGGCAGCGAGGCGCGCGAAGAAGGATGACCCGGCAGCCGATGCAGCCCGCCGCCGCAAGGAAGACGAAGCCCTGCGCGGCATATTGGAAGGCAAGCTGGCTCGCCTCGCTGCCGCAGGAGAAGCGGCGCGCCTTTCTGGAGAAGCTGACGCCGAGGGAAGTGGCGCTTCTCGCCCATGACTGGCACTTCTGGGCGCGCGACGATCAGTTGCCGCCCGAAGGCGAGTGGACGACATGGCTGGTGCTCGGCGGCCGCGGCGCCGGAAAGACGCGCGCCGGCGCCGAATGGGTGCAGGCGGAAGTCATGGCGGGCCGCGCCGGCCGCATCGCGCTGATCGGCGAAACATTTGCCGATGCGCGCGAGGTGATGATCGACGGGCCTTCGGGGCTGCGCGCCATCGCGCGCGAGGAACGCCCGAAATTCGAGGTGACGCGCAAGCGCCTTGTCTGGCCGAACGGCGCGGTGGCGCATGTCTTTTCGGCGGGCGAGCCCGACACCCTGCGCGGCCCCCAATTCGATGCCGCCTGGGGGGATGAGCTTGCGAAATGGCGCTACGCCGAAGCCGCCTGGGACATGCTGCAATTCGGCCTGCGGCTTGGCGAGCGGCCCCGTCAGGTGATGACGACGACGCCGCGCCCCGTCCCGATCCTGAAGCGGCTGATCGCGGATCGCACGACGGCGGTGACGCGCGCTTCGACCCATGCAAACCGCGCCCATCTCGCGGATGGCTTCTTTCGCAGCGTGATCGCGCGCTATGAAGGCACGCGGCTCGGGCGGCAGGAACTTGACGCCGAACTGATCGGCGACAACCCGGATGCACTCTGGAACCGCGAATTGATCGAGCAGGGCCGGATTGCGAAAGCGCCTGCGCTTGTCCGCGTCGTCGTCGGTGTCGATCCGCCCATTACCGGCGGCGAAAAGTCCGATGAATGCGGCATCGTCTGCGCGGGTGTCGCACCGGACGGCCATGTCTATGTGCTCGACGACCGCTCCATGGGCCGCCTCTCGCCGCTCGCCTGGGCAAAGCGCGTCGCGGGCTGCTACCGCGCGCATGAGGCAGACAGGATCGTGGCGGAAGCGAACCAGGGGGGTGAGATGGTCGAAAGCGTCATGCGGCAGGAACTGCCCTTGGCGCCCATCCGCCTCGTCCGCGCGACGCGCGGCAAGGTGGCCCGCGCCGAACCCGTCGCCGCGCTTTACGAGCGCGGCCTCGTCCATCACGTCGGCGCCTTTGCGAAACTTGAGGACCAGATGTGCGACTGGACGCCCGGCCAGAAAAGCCCCGACCGCCTCGACGCCCTCGTCTGGGCCCTGACGGAACTGATGCTAACGGGCGAGGCAGGCGAGCCCAAGGTGCGGGGGCTTTAGATAAAAATGCGGTGTCACCCCGGCCGATCCCGGCGAAAGCCAGGATCAGCCGGGGTGACACAGAGTTTTAGAGCGCCACCGCCACAAGACGGAACCACAAGCCATGCCAAACCCCTTCACCGCGCTTGCCCGCGCGATGCTTTCGCGCGCGCCGGCTGCCAAGGAAAGCCGCGTCGCGCCCATGATCGCACTCCATATGCAGGGCCGGCCTGTCTGGACGCCACGCGACTATGCGGCGCTGGCCGAGGAGGGGTACCGGCGCAATGCCATTGCCTATCGCTCCGTCCGCATGATCGCCGAAGCCACGGCGAGCCTGCCCTGGCTGCTCTATGACGGGCGGCGCGAGCTTGACCAGCATCCGCTGCTTTCGCTTCTCGAACATCCGAATGCCGGGCAATCCGGCGCCGATCTCTTCGAGAGCTGCTATAGCTTCCTGCAGGTGTCCGGCAATGCCTATCTCGAACTCGTGGAGATGGATGGCGAGCCCCGCGAGCTGCATGTGCTCCGGCCCGACCGTATGAAAGCCGTTCCCGGCCGCAATGGCTGGCCCGAGGCTTACGAATATTCCGTCAACGGACGGGTGGTGACGATCCCCGGCGGCGAGCGGAGCGCGGTGCTGCATCTCCGCCTCTTCAACCCGGTGGATGATTATTATGGGCTAAGCCCGCTCGAGGCCGCCGCCTGCGCCATCGACATTCACAATGCGGCCGGCGGCTGGAACAAGTCGCTTCTCGACAATGCGGCGCGGCCCTCCGGCGCGCTCGTTTACAAGGGCGGGGAGGGCGGCGCGAACCTCTCGGACGATCAGTTCGAGCGGCTGAAGCGTGAACTCGCCGAGAATTATCAGGGCGCCGCCAACGCCGGCCGCCCGCTGCTGCTCGAAGGCGGGCTCGACTGGAAGAGCATGGGGCTGAGCCCGAAGGACATGGATTTCATCGAGGCGAAACACGCCGCCGCCCGCGACATCGCGCTCGCCTTTGGCGTACCGCCCATGCTGCTCGGTATTCCGGGCGACAACACCTATGCGAATATGCGGGAAGCAAACCGCGCCTTCTGGCGCGGCACGGTGCTGCCGCTTGCAGGCCGCACCGCCCGCGCGCTGACGCATTGGCTCGGGGCCCGCTATGACGGCAAGCTGCGCCTCTGGTACGACGCCGATCAGGTGGATGCCTTGTCGGCGGACCGCGATGCGCTCTGGGCGCGCCTCTCCGCCGCCAGTTTCCTCACCGACGAGGAAAAGCGCGAAGCGGCGGGCTATGGCGTCAGGCGTCCCGCTTCTTCGAACGGATGATGTTCTGGATCGCGGCGGCAAGCCCGACAAAGCCGAACACGAGGAAGAGGAAGCTCACGCTTGCGCCGCGCATTTGCCAGGACAGAGCGATCAGCATGATCCCGACGACGAGGCTGAAAACGCTATGCGGCGAGAAACGGTAGCCCTTGATCGAGAAGATTGTGGGGATGGCGATGCCCCTGTCCCGCGTCTTTTCCTCGGTCCAGACGAGCAGGATGGGGCCGCAGGCAAGCGCCGCGCCCATGAGAACGATCAGCCATTCTTCGGAAGTCATATCGGGCCTTTTGTGGAGATGAGCGGGATGGAGGCGGAAGCATACACGAAAAAGGAGGCGGCGTGGGTGCTCGACCGCCGCGTGCCGCTCGCCGTCATCCTCACCATCGCCATGCAGACCGGCGCGGCCCTCCTCTGGGCGGGCGCGGCAGCGGAACGCCTCACCGCGCTGGAGGCCCGCACCGAACGCATCGGCGAACTGGTCGAGCGCATCGCGCGGCTGGAGGAGCAAACCAAATCCGCCAACGCGTCGCTGGCGCGGATCGAAGAGCGGCTGGGGAGGTAGTGGAGGGTCCGCAAGTCGGATAGGATAAGACGTCTGGGGGCTCAATGGTCGACGAAGAAAGAAAAGCAGGCGAAGGCGTCATCCTGTCCCGGCTTGGGCTGAAGCTGGCGATTGTCGCTTTCACCGCCCTGCGCCTTGGGCCCGACCTTGCGAATGGTGTCTGGCCGTTTGCGGCATGGATCGGCGGCGGCGACATTTCGCCGGCCTCGGCGCTGATGTCGGTTCTGCTGCCCTTCCTCTGCATTATTGCCTTGTTTGGACATGTCAGGCTTCGCGGGGATCGGATCGTCTATTTCGGACTGGGCGGCCTGAGGACAGTGCCACTGCAAAAGATTAAGCGCGCCTATGCCGGCAAGAGTTCCTGGCTGTCATATGCCGCGATCGAGCTGGACGGAAAGCGAAGCCTGTTTCTGAACGGCATTGAATTCAGGAAGAGCGATCTCGACCGCGTCCTCGCCTTCGTCGAAACACAGGCAAGAGAGGCATCGCGCAATATCGGCAGAGAGATGCCGGCGTCGCAAGCGAAGCAGGACCGGCTGATGGTGCGGATCACATTGCCGGTCCAGATCGCGATATGGTTTGCCGTCGCCGCCGTCATCATCTTCGTGATGAACCGCTAGCGCTTTGTCCGCGCAGGCGGGATCCACCCGCAGTTCCACTTGCCGCAGCGAAAGAAGAAAGCACTTACAACCAACCCGTCATTGCCGGGCTTGACCCGGCAATCCAGGGGCCGCGCGTACAGCGCGCGCCGCACTGGACCCCCGGGTCAAGCCCGGGGGTGACAGAAGAGAGAAAGCGTGAAGGCGCCCCCCGGGCGCCTTTTTTGTTGCCCAAAACATCCCCATACGGAGGAACAAGTGAGCGAAGCCGTGAACAACAGGGCAGGCGAGCGGAAGGCTGCGCGGTTCGAGGCGAAGGCCGTGAAGCCCGATGGCAGTTTCGAGGGCTATGCCTCGCTCTTCGGCGCGGAGGATCTCGGCCGCGACGTGGTGATGCCCGGCGCTTTCCGCAAGTCGCTCGCAAAGCGCGGCCCGCGCGGCGTCAAGCTCCTCTATCAGCACGATCCGAACGAAGTCATCGGCACCTGGGAGGAAATCCGCGAGGATGAGCGCGGCCTCTTCGTGCGCGGACAGCTTCTCGCCGATGTCGCCCGCGCCCGCGAGGTGCTCGCCTTGATGCGCGCCGGCGCCGTTGACGGTCTCTCCATCGGCTATCACGTCGTAAAGGCCGGGACCGACCGTGCAAGCGGCACACGCC